GTCCTGGGAGGGCATCGGCGATGGCGACGGCAATGCCATCGATCCCAGCCCGGAGGCCATCGACGCGCTTCTCGACATCTGGCCGATTTTCGAGGCATTCCAGCTTACCTATGTGTCCAAGGGCCTGCTGCTGGAACGGGAAAAAAACGTCTCCGCGCCCTTGCCGAGTGGTCCTTCGGCGGGGGCGAGCGATACTGCGAAGCCTGCGAGGGGCCGTGCCCGGACTGCCCGGGCCGCATCAACCGGCCGCTGACGCATGAAGGCTGGCAGGTCTGGGATCTGGTCGGCCGTCTCGGCGGCCAGCTTCGTGTGCTGCCTGGTGCCGTGACCGGCTGGGACATGTCGGCCGCGTTGGCTCTCAGCGATGCACTCGGTGTGTCGCCTGCCGCCACGGCGGAGCTATTGCCCGTGATCGAGGCGGTGATGGTGGCCAAACTGAACGAACAGATGGAGCATTCCCATGGCTGAGAAGAGGGTCAGCGTCCGCCTTGCCGCGGTCGGCGGCCGCCAGGTGCGCGCCGAACTGGAAGGTGTCGGTGAGGCCGGGGCGCGTGGGTTCGGGCGGCTCAGTCGCGAGATGGAGGCCGCGAACGCCCGGCTCGCGGCGTTCTCGCGGCGCGTTCGGATCGCGGCCGCCGCCGCCGTTGCCGCCGCCGCTGCGGCTGGCGTCGCGATGGTGCGCTCGGGGTTGCAAACCGTCGATGCGCAGGCCAAGCTGGCGCAGTCTCTCGGGACCACGGTCGCCTCGATCCAGACCCTCGAGCGTGCAGGAGAGCTTGCGGGCGTCTCCATCTCTGGCATCGAACAGGCGACAAAGGATCTGACACGCCGTCTCAGCCAGGCGGCCGCCGGGACCGGACCCGCCGCCGATGCGCTGGAGCGTCTCGGTCTCTCGGCCAATGAGCTCATCACTCTGCCGCTGGATCAGCGCGTCGGCGCGATCAACGCCGCGATCGAGAACTTCGTGCCCGCCGCCGAGCGCGCGGCCGTCGCCGGACAGCTCTTCGGCGAGGAAGGCTCGATCGCCATGAGCCGGATCGACACCGGGGCGCTGCGTCAGGCAACAGAAGACGTGCTCGCCTTCGGTGTCGTCGTCTCGGAAGCGGATGCCGACCAGATCGAGCGCACCAATGATGCGATCTCCCGGCTTGGCCTGATCTGGCGCGGCCTCTCGAACCAGCTGGCGGTTGCCGCAGCCCCCGCGCTCGAAGCCGTGGCCAATGCCATGGCAGCCATGGCCAGTCGCACCGGCCCTCTCGGCATGGCCATCCGCGGCCTCTTCGACAATATCGGTCGCCTGACCACCTACGCGGGCACGCTCACAGCTTTCCTGGCCGGGCGCTGGGTGGCCGGAATGGCAGTTGCAGCACTGTCCGTGCGCGGGCTCGCCACCGCCCTGGTGGTGATGCGCGGCGCGCTCATTCGCACCGGCATCGGCGCCCTGATCGTGGGCGCGGGCGAGCTCGTCTACTGGTTCACCCGGTTGGCCTCAGGCGCAGGCGGCTTCGGCGAGGCCATGCGGCTTCTCAGGGACGTCGCCATCGAGGTCTGGGATCGGATCAGGATGGGAGCATCTGCTGCTGGCGCGGGTATCACGGCGATGTTCTACGACCTCAAGGCCGACGCCGCTTCCAGCATGGCGTCCGCGACCCAGAGTGTCGTGGGCTTTGGGAACACCGTCGCCAACACCTTCGAGGGCGCGCTTCTTGCCATCAAGGAGATCTGGTCGCGCCTGCCGGACGTGATTGGCGACCTGGTCTTCTTCGCCGCCAACCGCATGCTGAGCGGGATCGAGGCCATGCTGAACGGCGCGATCCGGCGGATCGACGCGTTCACCGGAAAGCTTCGCGACGCGCTGGCCGCTGTCGGGATCGAGACCACCTTCGGAGAGATTGGAGATATCAGCCTCGGCGATATTCCCAATCCCTTTGCAGGTGCCTCGGCTGATGCAGGCACGGCTGCTGCCGATGCCTTCCGCAGGGCGTTCGAGGACACCCCGCTCAGGGCCCCCGACCTTGGGCTCGATGCAACCGCGGCAAAGGCGCTTGCAACGGCCAACACGTATCGTAAGGCGGCCACAGACTTGGCTGCAGCGGCCAAGACCCCGCTCTCTTCCTGGGCTGCGCTGCGCGATGCTGTTGCGGCAGCGGGCGATGAGGGTGCCGCCGCGCTTGATGCAACAGGCGTCTCTGCGGACCGGGTGAGCGCAGCGCTTGAGCAAACCAGGAACCAGGCCGACCGCGCCGGTGGCGCGGCACGCCAGGCCGGAACTCAGGCTGCCGCAGGCGCAGAGGAGGCCGCAACCGGCTGGCGCGCCGTTGCCGCTGCGCTGTCGGGCTATGCCCGCACCGCGATGGATTGGGGCCAGGGTCTGGGCGACACCCTCACCGGCGCTTTGCGCGGCGCTGAGACCGCCTTCCGCAGCTTCGTCGAGACCGGCAAGTTCGACTTCAAGGGGCTGGTGCGCTCGATCCTGGCCGATCTCGCCGTTCTCTCGTTCAAGCGCGCCGTTCTCGGCCCGCTCACAACTGCACTCTCAGGCATCTTTGGCGGCGGGCCCATAGCTGCTGCCGTGTCACACGCAGGTGGTATCGTCGGGATGTCCGGGCACCGGCGGCAGGTTCCGGCGCTCGCCTTCGCCGGGGCTCCCCGGCTCCATGGTGGTGGCTGGGCCGGTCTTCGCCCGGATGAGGTGCCAACCATCCTGCAGCGGGGTGAGCGGGTGCTGAACCGGCGCGAGGCGGCGCACTACAGCGGGGCGGGCACGGCTGCACCCGGCATCACACTCAACATTGACGCGCGCGGCGCGCAGGCGGGCGTGGCCGAGCAGATCGATGCCCGGCTTCGGGCCGCGATGCCGGAGATCGCACGGATCGCGAAGGAAAGCGTCGCGGATGGCCGGCGCAGGGGGCAGGTAATCTGATGGCGATCCCGGTTCTGCCACTGACGCTCGTGTCCTCGCTCGAGCGACGCCTTGTCACGTCCGTTGCCGAAGCGCGGTCCCCCTTTACCGGAACATCCCAGATCCAGGACTGGGGCGCGTCCTGGTGGGAGTATCAGATCGAGATGGCGGTAACGCAAGGCGCCAATGCGCGGCGTCTGTCGGCCTTCTTCACGGCGCTCGGCGGTCTGCGCGGCCGGTTTCTCTTTCCGGACCCATCGATCGAAGTGCCGCTTGGCGCAGGCGATCCATATGTCACCGAAGCGCAGGTCTCTGGGGCGCCCAAATTGCAAACGGCCGGCTGGGGACAGGGCTTGCGCGCGGGCGACTTCTTCCAGCTAGGCTCTGGCGCCACGACCCGGCTTTATCAATTGACCGAGGATGTCGCGCCGCTGGGCAGTGAGGCAGCCCTGCAGTTTGTGCCGTCCCTGCGCGCGGCTGTTCAGGTTGGCACGCCCATCGGGCTGGATGCCCCATCGGTCCTGCTGCGGCTGACAGCCCCGGTGCCGACCGTCATCAGCCGGGCTGACCAGCACCGGTTCACCATATCCGCACGGGAAGCTCTGTAACCGCGAGGTCCACTGACATGAGCCGAGACATCACCGCTGCCTTTGCCACGGCGCTGGCGGATCAAACCCTGCGCCCGGTGATCTTCTTCGAGGGTCAGTTCGCCAGCGGCTGGGTGCGGATCTGGTCCGGGCTGGGAGATGTCAGCTGGAATGGCCAGAGTTGGGCCGGGGCCGGATCGCTCTTGGGCCTCGGCTCCATGGAGGAAACCGGCGAGGTTGTGGCCGGTGGCACAGCCGTGTCGCTTTCGGGCGTGCCGCTGGATCTCGTGCAGATGGCGATCGAGGAAGCGCGGCAAGGGCTGCCCGGCCGGATCTGGCTCGGGCTCCTGGGCGAGGATGGCAGCATTATCGCCGATCCGGTCCAGGCCTTCTCCGGCCGCCTCGATGTGCCCGAGATCAAGGACGATGCCGAGACCTGCACGATCACGATCAGCTACGAGAGCCGGCTCATCGATCTGACCGTGGCGCGAACCTGGCGCTATACGCATGAAAGTCAGCAGGTGCTTTATCCGGGCGATCTTGGGTTCGAATACGTGACCGCGATCCAGGACAGGGAAGTTACCTGGGGGCGGGGGTGATCGAAGTTTTGCTTCACGCCGTATGCGTAGCTTTGGCCGAGTTCATGCGGAGAAGCTGAGGGTATTGAGCCCGGCACCGTCCTTGCATGTTCGCGATGCTGGGTCGATCTTCCGGACAATCCTTGGCGATAATGTCCAGCGCCGTTGGAAGCGCCGTATCGGCTCCGACGACCTCGCAAAAGCGACGTTTGGAATACCGTCCAAACCGACCGCAGATAGGGCAGCTGATCTCAACAGTCTCGAATGGAAAATCAAAAGCGCGCATGCCGAAGAATTGGCGCGCCGCAACTCTCCAGACAAGGAAAAAAGATGCCCCGCATCGAGCACTGGGAACGCCGTCTCGCGGAGGCGATCGATACAGCGCGTGCCAAGCCCTTTGTCTGGGGCATTCATGATTGCCCGACCTTCGCGTTTCAAACACGGGCAATCCTGACTGGTGGGGAGGATGTGGCGGCGCTCTGGCGCGGGCGCTACACCACGGCGCTCGGTGGCCGGCGCGTCATGCGCCGCCTCGGCTGGGGGTCGCTCGAGGAAATGGGCCGGGCCTTGCTTGGCGCGCCGCGCCCTGCTGTTCTTTTGGCACAGCGCGGGGACATCGTTTTGGCCGATACCGGCCTTGGCTTTGGCGTCTGCACCGGGGCTTCGGCCGTCGGCATGGCGCCAGAGGGTCTCGTGGCCGTGCCACTCACCTCCTGCCGGCTTGCCTGGCCAACCTGAAAGCGGACGCGCCCCATGCCCTTCATTGTAACAGCCGTCACCGCAATTGCGGGGGCGATCAGCGGCGTGCTGGCCGCGGGCGGGATTGGCGCGGCGCTGATCCGG